CCAATCACTGCTGATGCAGATGATGACTTTGGTTTCAATGAGACAAGTTCCTTCTTTGTGGATGCAAAGAACTTTGACCCAGAGACTGGCTCAGATAAGTTGAAAGAAGGGAATACTTCATAATGACCTTTGGGAATGAAATAAGAGCTGGTGCATCTGGTGCTCAGTCAACTGATTTTTATGACCACACGATTGACCAGTCGTTGCGATTTACTGGCACTGCTCCCATGTTGGCTCGTACTTTTGCATCAGGGGGTAATAGACGAACATATACTTTTAGTGTGTGGATAAAGAGAGCACCCTCTACTAAAACTAATGAGTATATATTTCATACAAGCAATGCTAGTTCTGGAAGTGCATCGTATTTATATTTTACTAATGACATTCTGTCTTGGTACGATGCTGGTGTTAGTGTTTTATCAACTAATCGAAGGTTTCGTGATTTTAGCAGCTGGTATCACATAGTCCTGGCCGTTGATACAACGGACAGCACTGCTGGCAATAGATCAAAGATATATGTTAACGGAGTTCAAGAAACAAGTTATTCAGCAGAGAGTAACTTTAGTGAAAATCATCAAACATATCTTAATTCAAATATTGAACACTTTTTAGGGTCAGGTGGAACTGACATTCAATTTAATGGTTATATGGCAGAGATTAATTTTATTGATGGTCAGGCTTTAACACCAGCCAGTTTTGGTGAAACTAAGGATGGTGTGTGGGTGCCAAAGGACACAAGTGGTCTTACGTTTGGCACCACTGGATTTTTACTTCCCTTCGGAAGCACAACAAAAGGTGCGTCAGCAATCTTTGATGGGTCGGGAGATAATATACGTTGGAGTGATGCAAGTCAATTTGACATTGGTTCGTCTGATGACTTTTGTTTAGAGTTATTCACAAAAGGAGATTTTGAATCAAACTATAGTTACGGCATTGGTCAGTATGCTACAGCCGGCCCACACTTTCTGTTTCAGCTAGGCAATAACGGAAATATATATGGATATACTGGGAATGGTACTGCAAATGGTTTTGACGCTACTGCTCATCTAACCAGAGGAATAAGTTGGCATCACATTGCATATGTTCGTGAAAGTGGAACGTATCGTTTTTATATTGATGGTGTTCAGCGTCACACAGCAACAGGTCAAGGAACAGCAGCCTTTGACGTATCACAATTTAATGTAGGTGATGCTTCTCCTGCTTCTGGCGCTCCACACCTCAATGCATATATTAGTAACTTACGACTTACAATAGGTGCTGCAAGATATGCTAGTGGAACTACCTTTACAGTACCTACTAGCACTTTGACCAATGACTCTAGTAATGTAAAATTACTAGCTTTTACAACCTCATCAATTACGGCGGATGGAAGCAGTGCTGCAATCAGTGGTTCTATAACTGAAGGTGATCCAGTATTTAATGCAGATAATCCATTTTCTGCTTTAATTGGTGATGATACATCTGGTAATAATAATGATTTTACTCAGGATCTTTACGTCTCTTCAGTGACGGATGGAATTGGCTTTGAAGATATCGTTCTTGACTCGCCCACGAATAACTTCTCAGTGATGAATGCTTTGTTTGCTGGCAACAGTGCCGTAACTGGTGTGGCAGGTGAAGGCAATCTGAAGGTTTTAACAGGTGGATTTTCATCAAGTTTGTATGGCACTATATCAACTTTTGCTATACCTAAAGATAAAAAGATTTACATTGAAGTTGTGGAAACAGGTGTAAATGGAACTAACTGGTTTGCTGGTTTTGCAACTTCTCCAACTGGTCTTAACGCAGGCCCATCAAGCACGAATGTTGGCGGTGCAAGTTCAGTTACATATTACAATCGTGCAGTATTCAAAAATGGAACAGAGTTTCAGTATCATAGTAATGATGGTCTTGGCGGTTTAGGTGGCGGTACTAATCCTTTACAGGCTGGGGACATTCTTGGATTAGCAATTGATGGTTCAAATGGTAAAATTTGGTTTCATAAAAATGGCACATATTTCAAAACAATTAGTTCACATAATACCAGTGGAGCTGTTGGAAATACAGGCAATCCAAGTGCAGGCACTGATGAACTCGCAACTATAGATACTCCAACTGAAGATATATTTTTTGTTGTTGGTGGAGGCACATCTACAGACAATCTTTTTGTAAATTTTGGACAAGATAGTCAGAACGTAACTACTGCAAATGCTGATGCAAATGATATTGGCACATTTGAGTATGCGCCGCCTACAGACTATGTTGCTCTCTGTGCATCGAATCTTACAGATACAGATATAGGCCCAAATCAAAGTGAACAGGCTGATGATAATTTTAACACAGTATTCTATACTGGCAATAGTGGAACGCAATCTATTACGGGCGTTGGGTTTCAGCCCGATTGGCTTTGGGTTAAAAATAGAGGACACACTTACTCTCACGCATTGGTGGATTCTGTGCGTGGAGCTACTTTAAGTCTCAGCAGTAATGAAAATAGTGCTGAAAGAACTTCAGATATCACTTCTTTAGATTCTGATGGATTTTCACTTCAATTCGTTAATGCAACTGGCACATATTCTGAAAATCAAGGCTCAGGTGCGGTAACATATGCATATGTTTCTTGGAACTGGAAAGCTGGCGGTTCTGCGAATACATTTAATGTAGATGGTACAGGTCATTCATCTATGTCAAACGCAGGTTTAAGTGATGGCACTCAAGCGTTGACTGGTTTAAGTGTGAACACCACTTCTAAATTTAGTATAGCTACTTTTACTATGCCTGATGCAGAAAGAACTGTGGCACATGGTTTGGGCGTAAAACCAGATTGGATTATTTTCAAAAATCATGGCACTGGTGATTGGCAAATTTGGCACAATTCTTTCGCTGAGAATGGTGATGAGGTTATACTACTTAATTCAACAGCCGGAAAGGCTAATGCTGGCGGTGCAGGTAATTGGTTCCAAAGCCTTAGCAGCACTCTTGTTGGATTAGGTTCATATGGCAGTTATTTTGGAACTGGAGATTATGTCATGTACTCCTTTGCCAGTGTTGAGGGCTTCTCAAAAATCGGAACATATAAAGGCCTGGGATCAACTAATCCATTTGTTTACACAGGGTTTAGGCCAGTTTTCATTTTGCTAAAGGAACTTGCCTCAAGAAACTGGGTTATAAGTTATGACCATTCAACATATTATAATGGTGTTACTCAATCGTTATTTCCAAACATACAACAAGCAGAAGATGCAAATGCAAGATTGGATTTTTTATCTAATGGTTTTAAGTTACGCACAACATCAACCTCTTGGAATAATAGTGGCGGTACTTTTATATATCTCGCATTTGCTGACCAGCCATTTAAATTTGCTAATGCTCGGTGATAACCATGAAAACACCAGACCAAATTATTGATGAAGCACTAGGTATTTTAGATCCAGTAGAGGATGCAATCACGAACAATAAGATCACTGTTCCAAAGACAGTTGTAAAAAGTGATGAAGATGATATAGATAATGATTATAAGTATCAGAGAGAAAACTTTTATAACCTTGTGGAAAGAGGACAAGATGCAATAGAGGGTATCCTTGAACTTGCAAAAGAATCTGAACACCCACGAACTTACGAGGTTGCTGGTAATCTAATCAAACAGGTCGCAGAGGTAACAGAAAAACTTGGTGACTTACAAGAGAAGATGAGGAAACTAAAAGAAGTTCCAAACTCTGCACCAAAGAATGTTACCAACGCATTGTTTGTAGGTTCAACTGCTGAACTGCAAAAAATGTTAAAAGGTAAAACTGATGAATGAACCTACCTATCTAGGTAATCCAAATCTAAAAAGAGCAAACGTACAACAAGAGTGGACTAAGAAAGAACTTCTTGAGTACAAGAGATGTATGGATGACCCACTTTATTTCATACAGACCTATGTAAAGATTGTTTCTCTTGATGAGGGATTAGTCCCTTTTAAAATGTACAACTTCCAAAAAGAGATGGTTGGTACATTTCACAACAATCGTTTTACAATCTGTAAACTACCAAGACAGTCTGGTAAGTCTACAACTATGATATCTTATCTGTTACACTATGCGTTGTTTAATCCTAGTGTTAATATTGCTATCCTTGCAAACAAGGCTGCGACTGCACGAGATCTGTTAGGTAGACTGCAACTCGCATATGAGCATCTACCAAAGTGGTTGCAACAAGGAGTTATGTCATGGAATAAAGGTTCACTAGAGTTGGAGAATGGGTCTAAAATACTTGCTTCCTCGACCTCTGCGAGTGCTGTGAGGGGGGGAAGTTACAACATCATATTCTTGGATGAGTTTGCATATGTACCATCAAATGTTGCAGAACAGTTTTTTAGTTCTGTGTATCCTACGATATCGTCTGGTAAGTCTACAAAAGTTATAATCGTTTCTACACCACATGGTATGAATATGTTTTACAAGTTGTGGACAGACGCAGAAGAAGAAAGGAACGGATACATTCCGATAGAGGTGCATTGGAGTGAAGTCCCAGGCCGTGATGATAAATGGAAAAAAGAAACTATTGCAAATACAAGTGAGCAACAGTTCAACACAGAATTTGAGTGTGAGTTCTTGGGTTCTATTGATACACTCATAAACCCACAAAAACTAAGAACACTTGCGTATAAGACACCGATACAATCTAATGCTGGTTTAGATGTGTATGAAAAACCGCAAGAGGGTTTAACATATCTTCTAACTGCTGATGTTTCACGAGGAACAAAAAATGACTACTCTGCGTTTATAGTTTTTGATGTAACAACAGTTCCGTATCGCATCGTTGCAAAGTTCAGAGATAACGAGATTAAACCACTTATCTTTCCAAGTAAAATCTACGATGTCGCAAGAGCATATAATCAGGCATTTGTTTTAGTAGAAGTAAATGATATTGGAGAACAGGTTGCAACTGCACTTCAATACGATTTAGAATATGATAATCTGATTATGGCATCCATGAGGGGTCGTGCTGGACAAATACTTGGTGGTGGTTTCTCTGGTGGTAGAGCTCAGTTGGGTGTGAGAACAACAAAGGCAGTAAAGAAGATAGGTTGTTCAAATCTAAAACAACTTGTCGAGGATAATAAACTTATCATAGAGGACTTTGATACAATAAACGAACTGTCAACATTTATTGTAAAGGGTTCTTCCTTTGAGGCTGACGATGGTTGTAACGATGACATGGTTGCCTGTCTTTTTATATTTGGTTGGACTACAGACCAGACTTATTTTAAAGAACTAACTGACAATGATATCAGACAACAAATGTACAAAGAACAACAAGACCAATTAGAACAAGACATGGCTCCATTTGGATTTGTGATAAATGGATTAGAGGATGAAAACATAGGACAAGCAGTAGATGAGTATGGAACTAGGTGGAGTCCAGTGGTAAGAAAATATGATTCTAATTGGTAATGAAAAGTCCTTGTGTTAAAATCTGTAAACTTATAGATAGTATTTGTATAGGATGTGGGAGAACGTCTGAACAAATATCAGAGTGGACAAAGTATACAGATGAACAGAGGGAAGAGATAATTAAAGAAATTCAATCAAATCGTTGTCAAGTTTTATCCAACAATTAGAGCAAACCACTTTACAACTATTCATTAGTTTGTGAACTTCTTTTCTACTCTCGTCATTTTGACCAACTCGTTTTGCTTGTTTACGAATCTCTACGTCATGTGGATATAGTTTTAAACATACAGTTTCACTCTCTCCACAATGAACACAAGATTCATTTTGCAAGTGATTGTTCAACCACGCAACTCTTTTCTGGTAGTTTCTACGAGCTACCCTTTTAATAGTTTCCTTATACTTTTGATAATGAGTTTCCATGACACTATTTATATGTTTTGACACATATAAATCAATGTTTTTAGAAACTCCATTTTTATAAATAAGAGGGAAATAAGAGTTTACTCTAGAATTAAGGAGCAAAAATCATGTCATTTTTAGTATCACCTGGCGTTAACGTCAGAGAAGTAGATTTAACAAATGTCGTTCCTGCCGTAGCAACTTCTATTGGTGCAATTGCTGGTGCTTTTCAAAAAGGCCCAGTGAGTTCAGTCGTAACCATTACATCAGAAGAAGAATTAGTTCAAATTTTTGGTAAACCACAGAGCACAGGTAATCAGTTTGAGACATTTTTCACTGCCGCCAACTTCTTACAATATGCAGACAACCTAAAAGTTGTTCGTGCGGAGTCTGGAGTATTAAACGCAACAGCAAACGGAACTGGATTACTCGTTAGAGATGATGACCATTATCAGACAAGTTTTGAGGATGGTCAAGGTTCTGTTGGTGAGTGGGCTGCGAGAACTGCTGGAATACATGGAAACGGACTGGGTGTTTCTATTTGTTCAAGTGCAACTGCATACGAACAGACTGCTGTAACTACAACCTCTGGAACAGAGGCATTAGGACAAACTGTTATATCAGTAACAGATGCAAGTGTAATTAATGTTGGAGACATCGTAAACTTTGGTGAAACATTTGAATACGAGACAACTGCAAGAAACACAACAAGCAATACAATTACAATAAAACTAAAAGACGATCCAAATGGTGCTGGATTACAAAGTCAAATTGCATCTGGAACAAACATTCGTAGAAGATGGAGATTTTATGACTTGTTTGATGGAGCTCCAGGCACATCTGATTATGCAACACAGAATGTCAGAGGAAACAATGACGAAATACATATTGTAGTTTATGATACTGAAGGTGAATTTTCTGGTTTCTCTGTGGATGCAAATGGTAACAGAACGAATGGTGTTTTAGAAACCTTTGGAAATCTATCTGTCAACCCAAATGCAAAATCACCACAGGGTGACAGCATTTATTATGCAGACAGAATTTTCAAGTCATCACAATTTGTTTACTGGATGGATCACAACACTGGTGGTGCAAACTTTGGTGAAGACATTAGTGGTTCAACTGGTTCTATCATTCTAGATGGAACAGATGGTTCTTCAACTGATGCTGGAGATAATATTGTCTTGAACGCATCAGATAGTGGTGGCACAGATGCAGATGGTAACATCACACTTGAAGATGGAACATCTGGTTATTCAGTTATCTCTGCACCAACAAAAACAGAACTTGCTGGTGGAACTGATGACTATGCATTAACTGCTGGTGAGTATGAAAGTGCATATGACAGATTTGAAGATACAGAATCACTGGACATCAACCTTGTTCTTGGTGGTCGTGGTGGTGGAGCTGGTGATACCTCTTCATCTCAAGACACTCATGTGACAATGTTAACTGCACTTGTAGAAAAGAGAAGAGATTGCGTTGCTTTCGCATCACCCTTTAGATCTGCAACAGTTGGTGTATCCTCATCTAACACTGCAACAAATAATGTGATTGATGCATTTGACTTGTGTCCATCATCTTCTTACATGGTGTTTGACAGTGGATATAAGTATATGTTCGACAAGTACAATGACGTATTCAGATTTGTACCATTAAACGGAGACACTGCTGGACTCTGTGCTTTCACAGACCAAATCGCAGATAGTTTCTTCTCCCCTGCTGGTTTCAACAGAGGTAACGTAAGAGGTGCAGTAAAACTTTCTTACAATCCTACGAAAGCAGAAAGAGACAGACTGTATCGTGCGAGAGTAAATCCAGTTGTCAACTTCCCAGGCCAAGGTGTGGTTCTGTTTGGAGATAAAACTGCACTGACAAAACCAAGTGCATTTGATAGAATTAACGTAAGACGACTATTCTTACTTCTTGAGAAAGCAATTGCAACTGCTGCTAAGTTCCAACTCTTTGAGTTTAACGATGAGTTCACAAGAGCACAATTTAGAAACTTGGTAGAACCTTTCTTGAGAGACATTCAAGGTAGACGAGGTATTACAGACTTTAGTGTTAAGGCTGATGCTTCTAATAATACTGGTGAGGTCATTGATAGAAATGAGTTTGTTGCAGATATCTTTATTAAACCAAATCGTTCTATCAACTTTATAACTCTAAACTTTATCGCAGTTAGAACTGGGGTAAGCTTTACAGAGGTAGGAGGTTAATCATGGGAAACATAGATGATTTCAAGGCAAATCTACTTGGTGGTGGTGCAAGAGCCAACCAATTTAGAATAACCATAACTCCTCCTCCTGGCATTGCAATAGGACTAGATGTTCGTAGAACTTCATTTCTTGTAACTGCTGCTGCAATACCAGCAATAGAAATGAACTTCTTTGAAGTGCCATTCAGAGGTAGGGTTATTCACTATCCAGGCGATAGACCTGCTCCTGCTGATTGGACTACAACATTTTACAATGATACAGACTTTATGATTAAGACTGCGATGGAAAGATGGAGTAATGGTATTAATGACTTTGCAGAAAACACTGGTACTTCAAATCCAGCAGATTATCAAGCAGACTTGATTGTAGAACAGTTAGATAGAGATGATACTATTCTTAAAACTTATCTTTTAAGAAACTGTTTTCCAACAACGATAGGTGAGATTGCATTGTCGAATGAAAACCAAGATGCAATTGAAACCTTTGATGTGACTTGGAAATACCAGCACGTTGAGGCATCAGGCGTTAATTTCTAACCTACTAAATAGTCTGTAACAGTAGGAGATATAATGGCTGAATTGTTTGGATTTAAGTTTGAAAGAATAAAGGATTCTGCTTCCAAAGAAAAGTTTACTGAACCTAGTTCAGAAGATGGAACTTTGGAAGCAGTTGCTGGTGGTTTTTACGGACAACTGTTAGATCAAGATGGTCGTGAAAGAACTGAGCAAGATTTAATTCGTAGATATCGTGACATTGCACAACAACCAGAGTGCGATAGTGCGATTGAAGATATTATTAATGAAGGCATAGTCGCAAACGAAAGAGATCAAGCCGTTGCTATTGAATTAGAACGATTGATGATGCCTAAAAGAATCAAAGATAGAATCGTAGAGGAGTTTGATACTGTTTTACGATTACTAAACTTTGAACAAAAAGGACATGACATTTTTCGTAGGTGGTATGTCGATGGTAGATTATATTACCATAAAGTCATTGACCAAAAAAATCCAAAAAAAGGT